CTGCTGAGATTGGACAGAGGGTTAGATGTCCAACTAGTGAGGAAGCCGTGGGAAGGTCTATCAGAAGGACACTCACGGCCCTAAAGGTCGGCAACATAATGGAGAGGGCGTTGACAGACGCCGAGGTCGTGTACTGGGGTGAGATTGGCACCCAGATGTACTTCAATCCCCCGTACACCGTAAAGGCTGCTACGGGGAAGCTGTTGGGTTTTCAATAGGGGGACTTCTTCGCCTGGAGGGGGTGGAAACTAAGGTTGAATTTAAACACAACCTCCACCCATCCATTAAGGTGAAGAAAGTGAGTCGTCCCCAGGACCCACAGAGATGGGCGTTTTCTCTGAACGCCCCTCGGCCTGATAATGGATATTCTGTCCATAATAATAGTTTAAATAACCTGTTGAGAGGAATAAATGAACGAGTGTTTTATACTGATAACAATCGTACCCTTCCGCAAGCTCCAATAGTTGGTGCATTTAAGTGCCTTGATGTGTTCAAGGAAAATCTTTATTCCAACTATATGGTGCCATGGACACTGGAGGCGTTCGTCGAGTCGTATACTGGTAGACAGTATAATCGATATAAGCGCGCTGCTGACAGTTTGGCTTCAATGCCGTTGTCCGCTGAAGATGCTACGGTTGCTACATTTATAAAATGTGAGAAAATTAACTTCCTAGCGAAGGCAGACCCGGCACCACGGGTCATACAACCTCGTGATCCTAGATTCAACGCTGCCATCGGCGTTTACATCAAACCACTTGAAAAATTAATTTACAAAAATTTGGCCAAATTGTATAAATATCCTTGCGTGGCCAAAGGGTTTGATGTGTTCCAGACTGGCGATATAATCGCATCAAAGTGGAAGTTGTTCAAGGAGCCTTGCGCCATTGGCCTTGACGCCTCCAGATTTGATCAGCACGTGAGTGTTGCAGCGTTGGAATGGACTCATAGTATTTATCTTCAGTACAATGACGACTATGAGTTCAAGCGCATGCTTGGCATGATGATCCATAATGTTGGGCATGGAATGTGTAAGGATGGACGAGTGAAGTATGAAGTGGACGGGTGTAGAATGTCTGGTGACATGGACACAGCATTGGGTAACTGCCTGCTGATGGTCGCCATGACATATTCACTATGCAAGACGCTCGGTATAAGGCATGAAGTCATGGATAATGGAGATGACATTGTAGTCATCATGGATAGAACTGATGAAGCCTTGTTTCGCTCCAATGTGCAACAACACTACAAAAGCCTTGGCTTTACCATGAAGGTCGAGCCAACGGTGTATGTATTAGAGGAGATCGAGTTTTGTCAAATGCATCCTGTCTTCGATGGGAAGGAGTGGAGAATGGTACGCAACTTGATTGCACTTGCGAAAGATCTAGTGTGTACCACAGGCCAGGTGCAGGTGGACGATTGGTTGGAAGCTATCGGCTTGGGTGGAATGAGTTTGACAAGTG